CGATAATGTCCGCTACGTCCGACGCGCCGGGATCGGCGGTCGTGGACTCGTAGACGGCGACGTAGAGCGTATCGGCCATATCAGTACGTCACCGTACAACCGAGGGTCGCGCCGTTTACGGTGATGTTGGTGACGGTGGACAGGGTGAGAGTGGGGGCGCTGGAGGGTGGCGCGCCGTAGTGGTCGAAACCTATGTCCCACGCGCCAACAGCCGGTCGAGCCTCGCCGTCTACATCCTCTTGCATCCACGAGTAGAGGTTCGTGCCGATACCGAGCAGGGCTGAAGAAGCTGACAGGTGATAATCATCATTCGCAGCGTCAGCAAAATCGGCGGCGACTACATCGCCAGCGTAGTTGTTCGTACCCATCAGTGGGTACGTTGAGTTGTTGCTGGATGCGTTGTGGCTAAATTCCGAGCTAGGGTTTAAGGTGTCGCCTACATCAAGAAATAAAAAATCTGTTGTTTGGTCGTATCCGACGCAGTTATTAACAAAAATCGTTGCTCCGTTTCCAAGTTTGATACCCTTATCGCCGCCTACGAATGTGCAGTTATTTACCCGGCAATTTCGGTTTGAGCCTAAGCTTAGTAGTGACGAAATAGAGGCACCGCTTTCCTCTAAAAATAAGCAGTTAAAAAACGCCGCAAGCGGAAGCCCACCAGTGGACACAAGGTTATCTGAAGTCGTCCCAGTTACCCGAAAGATGCAATTATTAAACTCAGAATGGGTGTCTTGAGCCACTACGCATTCATTTCTATCCCCTAAAAAGTCCAGCCCTGTAACCTTTAGCAGCCCTGAGCCAGCCCTAGCCCTAATACATCTATTAAACGCTGGAGATTGCCAGTAAAAACCGCTTCCCGGTGTCCCGTCGTGCCGCTCAGACTCAGGCACTACAAAATGTTTGTAGCGCGCGTCGTCTGTATCCCAAGAGAACATTGCTGATTCGTACTTTTCTTCAATGAAGTTGACCCCACCACCAACTGCCGTGTAGTCGCCCTTGTACATTTCCAGTCGGACGATGCAGTTGTTGGTAACGAGGTCTTTAGACGCCGCTCCCCCATTGTCCGCTTCCCACGCCGCCATCGTCGTGTAGTCACCGCCGGATGGCTTGAGGGTTTTGGTGATTGTCGTCGCCATCAGTACGCATCCCCAGGCGTTGCCGCCAGTTCAAACGCCCACGACGCCACCACACCGACAGGCGCTGTCTCTGCAATCAACGTTCGGCTCACCGTGCCGTCGCGGTATCGCGCCCCGTCCACATAAGGCATATCCGGCACGCGAATGAGGCAAAGGCGACCAGACCACGCAGCCGGGTCGCGCAGGCTCGCGGTGTAGAGGTCGTAGTCCTCCATCACGCCCCATGGGTAGTCGCTCGGCTGGACTGCTAATACCTTACCCGTCGCTGTAGCCACCAACACTTCCATCAGACGAGTAGCCCGTCCACCAGTTCGCGCATCGTGTCAACATCGGCCTGATCCAGCAGCGTGGCCGCCTGGGCGTCGCTGAGACTCAGCACATTGCCTAGATCAGCCTCGGTAGCGATCTTCACGCCTACGCGCTTGGCGTAGACCTTCTCGACTTGTGCGGCTGTTGCCAACACGGGAGACAACTCTGCCAACGCGGCCTGTGCGGTCGCTGTCCACTCTGGACTTCCAGCGATAGAGCCTGCTGTCAGGGCCTCGTTGAGATTCGCCGCCAAAGTTCCAATCGCGCTGAAATGCCGCACCGCAGTCTGGGCGTCGATACCCGTCACAAGCGCCGATTGTGCTGACTCTAGTGCTGGCCGCAGTGGACGCAACAAACGATAAGCCGCATCTGCGCTGTAGTGCTCAGGCGGCGAGATTGTCGGTAGTGCCATCAGTAACCTCGTTTTTCGTGAATCGGATCTACTTTCTGCCATTCGCCGTCAAAAAAGACAGGCGGCATGTGGCGCTTGCGCTTCTCGCCTTTCGGGACGTACTCCCACCAGTCGCCGTTCAACTCCGACGCCCAGCTTGCGTGATACCAGCACCGCCAGCGCAGCATCCAGCCTGCAAACGTGATCCACGATCCGACGTGCTGGAGGATGATTCCGATTGCGTAGAACGGCAGCCACCACCACGGCGTCGAGGCGTCGTCTGCCGCGCAGAAATTTGATCGACGCAGGACTATGTAGCCGCCCTGGCGAACGAATCGTTCCCATGCTGCTAGGTGGCAGTTCTTCACTTCTTCCACTCGCGCACGATCTTCTCGCCACTGCGCCCGACGACATAACCACCCACACCGATCTGGACGAGATGAAACAAGTTGTCGATGGCCTCCGCGCTTAGGTTGTCCGGCGTGAATCCGAACCAGTGGAACCCGACAAGTACAGCGAACCAGACCATCAGCACAGGCCGCCAGTTGCGCTGTAGCCACGACTCGCCCTGAACCTCGGCCAGAATAATGCTGCTCGCCTGTTTCAGTTCCTCGCTGTTGAGTCGCATGACCTCAAGCGTCAAATCGGCCTTGAGTTTTTCGGCGGCGTCTTTATCTGGCACAGCTTTGTCGATCGCCTTGCCGATCAATCCTGTAATCGCTGGAATGAGCGCCGCAATCATGCAATCGCCTCCAGCGCATCAGATAGCGGTACATACGCCTGCCCACCAACGGGAGAACTCACAGCTCCCCACAGCGCCGGGTCGCCAACATCACGGTCTGCGCGAACGTCAAGATGAAATCCAAGGCCGCCGTTCCAATGCGGATAGACGCCAATGCCGGTGAATCCACACATCGTCGCCAAGTCGATGAACACTCGTGCGTCATAGGCATCGACAACACGCTCTGGGAAGCAATCGACCGCCCGAACCTCTCCCCAGCGGGTGACTGAGTGTTGGCTGGTGCCTGCCGACTGGCCCTCTCTGCCAATGCCGCCATCGACGCGAGACAGTCGGATCGGAGCACCCCACTGGTGGCGCAATATGTCGAGCTTGACGAGCAGTTCCGGCGACATCTTCGGCCACCAGGAGTAGTGCGGGTCGTCACCGCGCGGCGTGATGAACTCGTCTTGATTGAAATATTGAAGTCTCATGCTCCCCACACTCCCGGCCATACGCCGCCAATAGGCAACCAGCTTGTCCGACCCATCAGGTCGCACACATAGACCTCTATAGCCTGGATGTATCGCGGGTCCATTGTGAGCCAGCAGTTCATTGGATCCCTCGTGCGACATGCTCAAACACCCACCATCCGACCGCACCGAGTAGAGACACAACGCCAGTAACTAGGAACCGAAGCTGCCAGCGCCGATCGCTGTCCTCCTGCTTGACATGGGTCGCTAGGATTTCCCCTGTGCTCTCCTGCATTTCGGTCTGGCGTTCTTGGTTGACCGCAATAGCAGACATGCCATCGCGGATGCCTCCAAGCTCATTCGCCAACCCATCAATGCGTTCGTCAAGCCTTCGATGGACATACGGCATTTCGCGTATCACTTCGTCATATCCAACCTGACGTCCTTCCAGCTTTGCCAGCCGCTCTCCATGGTGTGATACCGATTCCTGAATCGCATGGACAGTTCGCTTGATGTCTTGGACGTCTGTTTCCTGGCTCATACTTCAGCACTCCAGGTCAAGACCATTTATCAAGCAGCGTGGGTGATTGATCCGGAAGAAAGGGTTACAGTCTGGCCGTTACTGATCGACACGCTATCGAGGTTGATATCGGCGCCACTTGTGCCAACGGTCAGCCCGGTGATCTTGTCGACGTCTGCGCTGGTCGTGATCTTCGCTTCCGCTGCGGTGCCAGAAGCACTAGCAGTAGCGCTCACATCCGGATCAAAGTCCAGGGTCAAGACGTCCCCAGCAACAGTGCCAGACGGGTTCGGCAGCGACAGGGTGACAAGCGTCTGCGCCATGCCAGCAGTACCGATAACGACCTTGGCATTAGCTCCAAGCTCGGTCAGAACGGCGCTCATGCGAGCGGTCTTAACAGCAGCTACATAGGTGATAGCCATTAGGAATCTCCAGAAATGAAAAAGCCGCGTCTAGCGCGGCGGTAAAACGGGAATGGTTGTCACGCGCTGAAGCGCGTGTGGCTACTCGTAGTCGAAGGGATCTCGACGAAGGCTTTGAGTACGCCTGCCGTGATAGGCATGTGATGGACGGACGTCGGATACCGCCTCATGGCGCCGGCGGTGCTCCAGTACGTCGTAGGACATAGGAGGCCCGAAGATGGCGTCAAACTCGGCAAGGTATTGGGCCGCTAGGCCAGAATCACGGAGGTCTTCATCAGGCATACGGAAGGCCCGATGTGCCGCGTAGAGGCAAAGGTTCTCGTGATAGATGGGATCGATCTCAGGCTCTGAGGACTCGGTCATCTTCGCGAGCGGCATACGCCAGACTCTGAGTGCCAGGGATTCCCCTTCAGTACTCGGAGTTGGAAACAGGGTTAGGGTCAACCCAGTCTGCATGTAGTGGAGTGGGGTGTCATGCGGTTGATCTCGCCAACCGGCGTACTTGGCATCGAGTTGCGCCGGTGTCGACTTGGTAAGCGGGACACCGTCGAGCGTTACCGACTCGACCAGTACGATGCTCGGGTCCAGTTGGTAGGTAGCCTGGTCGACCACGATCGGAACTTGAGTTACCCCAGGGGTCGACTCGTCTACCAGTACACGTTGTCGCCGGCAGACCTGCTCCTGGGCCAGGTTGAGCCACCGTAGAAGCAGCTCGTCATCCCAGCGATAGGGTTCGACGGTGTCGTCTAGGAAGTCGACCCGGAGGGTCTCGATGAGCTCTGCGGCGGTCATCTATCAGCTGCCGAACTTCTTCTGGTGGGCATGCCGGCGCTGGTTCGTGTTCAACCCCTTCATCTCTTCGAGGGCGTTACGCGCGTCCTGGGGGGTCATCTTGCAACCTCCCGTCTGGGCCATGCCGTTGCGCACCCGGGGTTTACCTGAGCGGCCGTATTGTTTCATCGTAATGCTCTCCCTCGAAGTCTTAACGCGACTTCTTCTTAGCGCTGGTTTTCTTGGTGGACTTACCGCGGGTCTTACCGATCTCACCCATGATGGAAGAAAGTCGACTACTCTGAGTCGCCTTACGGGTGTTGATCGCCTTGGTCGCGTTGTCGAACAGTCCGCTGCCGTACTTGCCTCGGGTCTTGGTAGTTTTCTTCATGACGTCTCCAAAAAAGAGACCCCCGTCGCCGGGGGCCTCAGGATCCTGATCAAGTCAGGGGTTTCGCCTTACGCGCCTTCGGAGCCGTACAGCGTGCGCGGATCGGTCCAGCCGAAGCTGTAACGCTCGCGCGCCTTGTACCGCATGTTGCCGGTCTCGAAGTCGCCCTGCATGCCACGCTCCATCGCGGTGCGACGCATGTGTTTCAGGCCGTCCGGGCAGTCGGTCTTGATGAACCAAGCGTCCGAGTCGGTGAGGCGGGTCATGGTGATCGGATCCGAACCAAAGACACCCTTGGCGACGATCGCCGAGATGTCGTTGTTGGCGGTACCGACACGCATGGTCGAGCGGGTCAAACGAATCGACTCGTACTCGAGCTCCGGCGGGACGATCAGCTTTTCGGCCATCAGAGCAATCGGCACGCCGCGCTCGTCAGTAGCCTTACGGATCTGGATGAGCAGATCCTCGATCGCCTGCTCGGACAGGTCAGCCGGCGTAGCCAGCTTGTTCGAGAAGGTTCCACCACCCAGCAACGGGTGCGCGGTGCTCAGAAGAGACACCCCGTCGCCGCCGACGTGCGACCCAGAGAAGGCGTTGTTGAGGAGCGAAGCCCCTTTGATTTCCTTCGTATGGATCATGGCACGAGCCAACGCCTTAGCGTATTTCGGACCCTGTTTGCTGTAGAGGTTGTCCTCGATAGCTTCCTGGGTGATGGCGAAGGCCAAGGCGATGGTTTCATGCACGTAGCGCGCAGTCCAACCCTGCATACCTTCGTCGTAACCGACGGCCGAACCTTCCGGCTTGACCTGGGCAGCACCGAAGCCTGCCTCCAGAACGTCCTCTTCGAACGCCCGCTTGGAGCCTTCCTCTTCGAAGACCATCTTCCACTCTTGCTGGCGATCGTTGTACGCCATACCAAAGTGGGTATTCAGGCCTTCCTCGAGGTCCTTCGCGAAAGTTGTGCGATTCATAACGGCCATGATTAGGTACCCCCTGCGCCGGTTACGATGCCTTTCATGGCATGCTCAGCAAAGAGCACTTCCACCTGGCCGTGATTCCCGTACTCGTTACCGACTTCTGGGAGAAGGCGCAGCAGCTTCAGTGACTTGCCAGTGGTGGCAGTTGCCGAGCCCTCAACCTCAGAGGTCGACTTGCCAGTGACGACGTTGCCCGAGCCAACGACCCAGTCCGCCAGGGCGCCGATAGCCGCCTCGGCGATGGCGTCGGCCTGTGCCCGGAAGATAATGTCGGGGTCGTCATAGACGAGGGCCTCGACCTTGGTGCCGGTAGCGATCGAGGTGCTCGCCGGCCAGTAGGGTTTGAACTGTACGTTGCCTTCGGCGTCGATGAAATTGCAGCCAGCGAACACGCCGATTGCTTTGGTGTCACCAGCGCCGCCAGCGGCAGCGATCTGGATGTTATTGCCCGTCCCGGTGAGCTCAACGATGTCGCCAGAGAAAATACTCGTGGCATAACCATCAGCGATCGAGTAAGCGTTCGTGACGACAACGCCGCCACCCAACTTACGAGACGGACGCAGACCATACGCGGCATCTTGATTTGCCATTGTCTTGTCCTCTTAACAGATTTAGAGCGGTCGCCGGGTAGCCCCGAGACCATCGGAGGTTCGAGAGGTCAGTCGTCCGCGACCGGTGCAGGTCGATGGCCAGTACTGACGTCGGAGCGGGCATCTATCTTCACAGGTCCGAGGCCTCGACCTCCCTCCTGTGTTTTCGCGAGCATCTGGTTCACGGCTTCCATTTGACGTTCAGCCATGGTGCGGTTGTGAACGGAATGCTTCGCGTGCATGTATTCAGGGCGCTCCATCAGGACAATGCCGTCCATACCGATGACCTCGCCATTCTTCGACTCGATCGTCGGCGCGTACACGCCTGCGGGAACCGTACTGGCCATCCGCGGACGGTAGCCTTGGTTCATGCGCTTCATTACGTTCTTGGGATCGTCGACCCCGTTCAGCTTCGTTCTCACCCAACGTTGGACAAAGCCCGGGCGGTCCGGCAGCTGCTTGGTGTCAAGCAGACCAGTCGGCTCCCAGATGTCCTCGTAGGTGTCATGCACCACATCGCCCGCGCGCGACTCTTGCGCTCGGGAGCGGCGATCCTCCGGTGGTTTCTCACCGTAGGGGTTGTGCCCAGACAGGGCGTCATCGAGCAGACCGCTCAGCTGTGAAGACGGCCGAGTGGTCGCGTCGTTATTCGTGTTCCGGTTGTTTGATGGACGTGCCATGGCCTACCTCAGCTCAGTGGTGTGTTGCGGTTGCGCCAAGCGGCACGATCTTTCGGGTTGTTCGGGTCCAGGTTCCACCTCGCCATCTTGCGTAGGTCATCCGCCGTCAGCTGCTGGTTGCGACCAGCCACGCGCCGACTCCCAGAATCCCGAGGAACCCCTGCAACAGCCCCTCGTTGGGGTTCACCGCGACCGGTGGGCTGCTCGTCTTCGAGGTCATCGTAGACGTCACCCTGGAGATCCTGGTCGGTGTACTCGTCAGGGAACAGTCGACGATCCAGCTCGTCGTACAGCTTGGGGTCGTTGACCTTGTACCCGGCGTCGGTGAGTTCCTTTTCGATCTGCGCGGCACGCGTCAGGGTGGTTTGGTCCAGACGATCCGACCGGCGGTCCAGCCAGCTCTGAGTTGCCGCGGCCACGCGTTGGTTCACCACCGAGGGCTTCACTGCCGGCGGTTGATGGTCAGCCTCGAGCCGCTTCGTCTCCGGACGTGAGACCTTCTCGCGCAGCTTCAGGCGAACGTCGAGCAGCTCGTCGTTGAGCTTGTTCACCGCGGCCAGGTCGCCGTCATCGAGGGCCACCTGGCGCCTGGCGAGGAGGTCTTCCTCGCGCGACTTGTAGCTCTCCCCTTCGCGCTCCTCGAACTGGTTCAGCCGTTCGCGTGCTTCGCGCAGCTCGGCCTCGAACTGTTCGCGCTCGGCGCGCAGTCGCTCACGTTCAGTGCGCTCCTGATTCAGCTGGGTTTCGAGCATCTTGCGCGCCTTGACCTCTTTGCCCACGCGCTTCTTGACACGGGCGCCGTAGTCGTCAAAGCGATCGTCCTCCTCGTCGAGCTCGCGGGGGTTGAACGCCTCAGGGTTCGACTCCAGCGCTTCGCGCGCCTCGTCTGTCAGATCGTCAAGGTCTTCCTGGTGTGCTTCGTTCGTGTTTACCATCGGTGCCTCCTCAGCAATAGATCAGAACGCTCTCGGGCCGCGGTATAACCGACAGCACCTCGTCGTCGTTAAGCAACTTGAGAGACACGTACTTGCGTCCCTCGCGGTCTCGAACCTTGATCTCTTGCCCGGCGTAGGCGCCGTGAGCAACGTAGTCACCGACCTTGCACCACGGCTTCGCGGCGTTGTCTTCGCCTGCAAACTTCTGGTGCTGGTAGCAGAGGTGACCCATAGCCACCACGCGGCCGATGTAGCGTAGATGTTCCTTCGCAGCGATCGCCTGCTCCGGGAGAACCAGGCCTGAGGCCGTCTTCTCCTCCACCTTGATCGGTTCGATCAGGATGCGCCAGCCGACTGGAATCGGGTAATCGCTCGCGTCAACCTCACTTTCAGGGTTGGTTATCTGCACAGCAGCAGTCTCAATCATCGTCGTCCTCGTCAAGGTACGTTTTTGCCACAACCGCGATGTCGTCGATGGCATCGAGCCACGCCTTGCGGACGGCGACACGGACCTTGTAGTCGATGTGATCGCCGCAACGCCCGGAGACAAGCGATTGCGTTTCGGAGTCGACGCGATCCAGGAAGCGCCGCTCTAGCGCACCCAGGAAGGCGTCGTGTTGAAAAGAGAGCTTGGGGTTAGACATCCCCGCCGCCAGGGTTATTCATCGACTCGAGCTGGGCGTAGACCTGGTCGGCCTCACGCTGCGCCGACTCGAGTTCCCGCGCGACGGCACGATCCATCTCGGATGCGACCTTCGCGTCGTCACGGTCGATCTGAGCCATCGCCTTGGCGTCCTCGCGCTCGATCTGAGCCTGGGCCTTGGCGTTCTCGATCTCGATCTTGGCCAGGTCCAGCTCGCGGGGGGCTTGTTCCTGCGACGACTCAGGACCTTGCAGCCCGAACGAGTCGGGGGCCATCAGCTGCGTCACGTTGGCCGCCTGCTGGGCCACCATGTCCTGTACCTGGGGATCCTGTAGCGCTGCCGGGTCCATACCCTGCAGCACCTGGATCTTGTACAGCTCGGCGAGGTGCTCGGCCATGTGGGCCTTGTAGGTCGGCTCGAGGTCCTTGCGCATGTCCTCAGGGACTATCTGATCCCACCAGATCCGGTGAGCCATCATGTGCGCCAGGTGATCCTGCTCCGGGTAGGCCTGAACCGCCTCGCCCTTCAGCAGAAGGCGAGGCATCAAGGAGAGTGAAGCTGTGCATAGAAGCTCCCAACGACTTCGGATCGGCGTCGCCGCGACGCTGGTCCTCCTGACGACCCTGGCGACGCCGCCGGCCGACGCCGCGAAAAAACAAGGCAAGGCGTCGATCGTCGGCGATCCCCAGGTCCAGCCCAACATCCTGGCCATCTGGGGTGACGACATCGGCTGGTTCAACCTG